TGGAGAGAACAAAGTCTGGAGGTTTCGTGTCGAGGAGGAAGGGATCAGGGATAACGTACGGATCGAAACTATCGGACGCGATGCTGTATCTGGAGAAGGAGAAACAGATGTATCCGACACCGAGCACGAGGGATTACAAGGGGGGCAGCGGAACGATAAAGGAGAAGGACGGCAAATACTATCGTCAGAGCAACACGACGGGGACGAAATACGGGGTGAGACTGGACGCACTAATGGAATACAAGAACAAAAAACCTGGTGGCAAATTGAATCCGACCTTTGTGGAATTCCTGATGGGATTTCCAGAGTCATGGACAAAGACAGAGCCAACAGAATCAAAACTCTCGGAAACGCAATCGTCCCACAAATCGCAAGAGAGTTCGGACTAGCAATTAAAAAGGTGCTATCAGATGAGAGATGATCTCATGGTGCAGCAACAGATAGAGGGTGAGTGGCAGCACATGGTGGCTGTCATCTGTCTCAATCAGACGGGACGCAAGAAGGTCAAGAAGGTATTACCAGAATTCTTTCAGAGATTTCCTAACGCATGGAAATTATTATTATCGAACACAGACACCATCGCAGAGATGTTAAAAGATCTCGGCATGAAGAATGTCAGGGCAAACAGGATATGGCGAATGACCTGTGATTTTATAAATTGGGATGGTAAAGATGCAACAGAATTATTTGGTATCGGTAAGTATGGCAGTGACAGCTACAGGATATTCTTTAAGAACGAGATACCTGATAATGTTCAGGACAAAGAACTTAAAAGATATATTAAGGAGGAACTATGAAAGTAAAAAGAAAAATACATGGCTATTACTTTGATGGCTACAAGTCATGGATCCTGTACGAGGATGAGCATGGCAAGATAATCATGAGGAGGTGGAGCGATGAATGATGAGCTATTCAGGACGATGTTGAAGAGATACGAGGCCGATATCGAGGACGCACACTACAAGATCAATTGCATCACGGATCATGGACTTGTGATCCCGGAACATACGGATATCACTGGAGAGGTTGACAGATTGTTACTAAAGATTTCAGAGGCCGAGGGAAAGTTGGCAGCATTAAGGAAATATTATGGCGAAAAAAAGGCAAAAGAGATATTATAATTCGACACCTAGGGTGTCGAATGGGTGTCGATTGGGTGTCGCAAAGGTGTCGCAAATCCGAGGTAACATGTGTTTGTTCTCTTTTTACCCCTAAAAATTCGACACTTGCGATACCCTTGCGATACCCTTGCGAGGGG